AAACCGCCTGGCCGTCGCGTTCCTCGGGTCGGACCACGAGTGCGCGCTCGGGTACTTCAGCGGGGCGAGGGGCAGGGACGGAGAGATGGCACTCGGCTAGGGAATGCCGGGTTCAAGGGAGACAGTCATGGGAGAACAAACGCTTTTCGTAGCGACCCCGCTACACACGCAGACCTTGCACCTTGCATGGGTCCGCGGCGCCCTCTCGGCGCATTCCGCCTTTCGTGACCGCATTCGCATCCAGACTCAGGTCGGATCGGTGCTCCCGCGAAACCGCGACATCCTAACCGCGCAGTTCATCGAGAGCCCGGCGACGCACATGCTTTGCGTCGATTCTGACATCGGCTGGAGCGCGGAGCAGGCCCAAAAACTACTCGACACCGGGAAAGACTTCGTCTCGGGAGTCTACTGCAAGAAGCAGGCGGACCGCGGTATCCCCGCTGAGTTCACCGGACGCGAAGACGGCGTTCTTGCCGAGGTGAAGTACGCCCCCGGCGGCTTCCTCCTCCTCTCCCGCGCGGTCATCGAACGGATGATCGGCGCGTACCGCGAGATGGAGTACCTCGCGCAGCCCTTCGGACGGATCTGGGCCCTCTGGGCACCGCTCTTCGAGCCCGGTGTCACCTACTCGGGCGAGGACGTGGCCTTCTGCTCCCGCTGGCGAAAGCTCGGCGGCGAGATCTGGATGCACCGCGGCGTCGTGCTCAGCCACTACGGCGACATGGCCTACCGGCCCGACGACGTGATGAACGTCGCCGAGGAGCCGACGGCCCCCGTCACCTACCAGCCGAAGCCCGAGGAAGCGCCTCCGGCGCCCGCCGGCATCACGCACCAGATGCGCGGGAAGCTCTCGGTCTTCATCCACCCGGAGGCCGCGTGAGATTCTCCGTCGTCCTTCCGAAGTTCCCATGGTCGGCATGCCTCGCGGACCTCGCCGATTGCCTCGCCCACGCCCTGGTCGACGCCGGCCATGACGTGCACCGGGAAAGCGTCTTCGGCGCCCACCCGGGCGACACGGAGATCGTGCTCGGCGCGCACTCCGGCGCCGTCACGCTCCCGAGCTACCCGGTCGTCATCTACCAGACCGAGGTACCGGGGACCGCCTGGTTCACGCCGAACTACAATAGGCGTCTCGCTTCGGCCCTCGCAGTCTGGGACGCCGCTCCCGAGTTCAAGACCGGATCCGCCGTCGTCGAGCCTGGGCTATTCCCGAGCGAGCCGGCCGCGGTCACGAAAGACATCGATCTTCTGTTCTACGGCTCGCTTTCTGAGCGCCGGATGGAAGTCCTCACGAAGATCGCGAACGCTGACCTCCGCATCGAGGCCCACTTCGGCGTCTTCGGCGCCGCCCGGAACGCCCTCGTCGACCGCGCGAAGGTCATCGTGGACGTGAAGCAGCGCGCCGAGGACCCGAACGACAAGACCCGGACCTTCTTCCTCGACTCCCGCGGGGCCTGCGTCCTCACGGAGAATGACGAGAACAGGTTCCGGAGGCTCTTCCCGCACGACGTTGTCGAGCAGTGCCGGAGACTCCTGGCTGACCCGGAGACGCGGCGCGCGCATGCCGCGAGCAGGCGGGCGGAACTGCTCCCGACCGACGTGAGCGGGGCAGTGGCTGCGCTTGAGGCCCTAACCTGGCACTCGGCCGCGATCCCCTCCGCCAACGGCGTCGCCCACCACCCCGTCTAACCACATGACCCTCGCCGACGACCTGCTTCCTACGGTCTACGCGGGGAGGGCGATTGCGGGGGCGCTTGGGTTCCGGAACCATCAACTCTTCCGCGTAGAGGCCGACTGGACCGGTCAGCACACTGGCGAGGGCGACAACCTCGAGAACCGCGACGAGATCGTCGAAGCCGATGGCCAACCACCGCGGGTTCGCTGGCTCAAGGCTGAGGACATCGCCCTCGGCAATCTCGCGGCGGGCTCCGCGGTGGCGGGGCCAATCACGCCGCTGTTCACCACGGGATCCGGAGGCGGCACGGATCCCGCGATGTTCACGACGACCGGACCGGCCGGCACCGAACTCTACTTCGCGATCGTCGGCCCGAATCACCCGACCGGCGCCAAGTACCGCGTGGTCGAGGTCGACATGTCCCGGCCGCTCAGGATCATGCTCACCCTCTCCCCGAGCATGAACGAGGGCCCGTGACGAGCCTGAACGAGCGGATCGGCTCCCTCCGGCTCCCCCCGGACCTTGCGACGATCGAAGAGGCGAAGACTCTCACGTCGCTTGACCCGGCGCGGCGGATCCTCGCCGACGTATTCAAGACGGCCATCCTCGCCGAGCTCACGGAAGCGTGGGTTGCGGCGGTGGCGAACCGTCTGACCGACGAGCACGGCATCAGCCCGCTCGTACCGGTGGCCGACGTGCTCGAGCTCGAGCCGATCGCCCCGGTCATGCAGTCGCGGAAGGCCGGCTTCCCGCTCCTCGCCGTCTACCGCTCGGGGACGGCCGAGTACTCGACCCACACTTTCTACGCCGACAAGCTCACTCAGCCGTGGACGGTTGACTGGGTCCTCGGCGCCGCCGACGTAGCGACGACGTTCCAGCTCCTGGACGCCGCCGTCGCCGTCTCCAAGATCATCAGCCGGGTCATCTTCCGGCAGGGTCATCCCGCGTACAACTCGGGGGCGATCCAGTTCGGGGAGGACCGCGGCGACCTCGGCTCGATCCGAATGCTTCGGCACGAGGGACCGGGTCAGGCGCGATTCGCCGGTGACGACAAGGGCCCGATGTACTGGGCGATCTCGATTCACTTCGAGACCGTCGAGTACGTCAGCGAAGTCTCCGGACTCGAGGCGGACGGGATCTTCGAGGGCGCGGACTACGAGATCGGGGTCGGCGGTGCGCCTGAAGGCGTGATGCCGGGCCTGGTCTACGCGAGCACGACGCCGGTGTTTCAACCCCAGTGATCGACCTCCGCTCCGTCCAGCTCTCTCACCGCCGCTTCCTCGCCAAACACGACGCGGCGGTCCTCCGGGAGCTTCAGGACGCGCGAGACTTCGGCGTCCAGTACGTCCAGGTCCACCCGACCTTCAAGCCCCGCACGGGCGCGCTACAGGCCGCGACAACCGGGCAGGTCATCCGGACTCGGAACCGCGGGATCGTCCGGCTCTCGAACCGCAAGCCATACGCCGCGGCGATCGACAAGGGCGCCGCTCCTCACGTCATCCGCGCACGTAGCGCGAAGGCCCTCCGCTTCATGGGGAAGGGCGGGGTCGTGTTCCGCAAGAGCGTGAACCACCCGGGCAACAAGGCCTATCGATTCCTCTACCGCGCCACCAACGCCGCGGGCCGCACGTTCGCTCAGAAGATGAACGCGCGCATGCAGACCATCGCCCGCTCCTTCTGAGCGCGCCTCCCCATTGCCGCCTCCCTCTCGAGGCGACCCCCACCGCCGGAGTCATCCGATTGGCCAAGCTCAAGTTCTTCGCAAAGGACGACGACCTCGTCTACGTCCCCGACTTCCCGCGCGTGAAGGGTGCGATTCCGCAGTACGTCGGGCGGAAGTTCGTCCCCGCGGACGGCACGAACGGCGCGTCGTTCCCCGCCTCCGCCGAGCCCTTCGAGTGCGACTCGGAAGACGAGAACGGGAAGGCGCTCGTCAACAAGTTCCAGCGCGGCAAGCGCGGACTCTGGCCAGCTGACGAAGCGACCGCGAAGGCATGCGGCGTCTCGTTCGCCGCCGTCGAAGTGAAGGACGGGATCGCGGTCGCGAAGACCACGACGATCTCGGCCGCTACGTCAACTCCAACGCGCTCGCGCGCACGGGATGAGGGCTGAACATGGGCCTCAGTATTCCAATCACGGGCATCGGCGCTGATTTCCGCCTTCCTGGTTCGTACGCCGAAATCATCTTCAACCAGGGCGCGGCGTCCGCGTTCGCCCCCGGTCGCGAGGTCTGCTTCGTCATGCCGAAGTCCTCGGCTGGCACGTGGACCGTGAACACGCGCTACAAGGTGACGAACGAGGCGGTCGCCTCTGCCGGCGCCGGCCCGGGCTCGCCGCTTCACCGCGGCCTCCGCAAGTTCCTTCGGCACAACAAGGACGCCACCGTCTGGGCCGTTCCTTACGCTGCCTCGAGCGGCGGCGGCGGTCTCGTCGCGGCTACGGCAACGCTCGCGCTCTCGGGCTCGCTCACCTCGGGCGGGACCCTCACGCTCCGCGTCGCCGGGGAAGAGATCCCGGTCGGCTTCACGGCGTCGCACACTATGACGAACATCGGCGACAACGTCGTCGCCGCCGTCAACGCGAAGACGCACCTCCCGGTCACCGCCGCCAACGTCACCGGCACGGTCACCTTCACGGCCAAGATCTCGGGAGCCTCGCAAGGGACGGCCACGATTTTCGCCATCAACGTCCACGCGGACACCGAGCCGCTCGGCACCGGCCTCGTCACCACCCTCTCTGGCCAGCTCGGCTCGGGCGCGGCGGGCGTGGACGGGACGACCACGGAGGCGACCAACTTCCAGACGGCGCTAGCGGTCCTCGACGCGGTCCGGAAGTACTACATCGTCACGAGCCTCACGGACGCCACGTCGCTCGGTCACCTGAAGACCCACATCGTCAACAAGAGCCTCCCGAAGGTCGGCCTTCGCTCGGTCGGCATCGCGGCGAATCGCCAGGCCGGCAGCGCGGCGGCGACCATCGCCACGGGCCGGAACTACGAGCGGCTCGCCATCGCCTGGATGGAGAACTCCGAGCACGACCCCTGCGAGCTCGCGGCCGTAGCGGCGGCGATCATCCAGAAGGAAGAGGCGGTCCATCCGGCCCCCAACTTCGACTTCTACCCTCTCAACGACATCGTCCTCCCGCACTACGCGGACGCGGACATCCCGACGGCCGACGAGCAGAACGACGCGATCAACGACGGCCTGATGCCGTTCACGACCACGGGCGTCTCGACCTACGTCGTCATGGCGACGACCACGCGCTCGAAGGACGCGACCGGCGCACTCGACGATCCGCGCTCGCTTGAGCGTCACCGCGTCAGCGTGGCCGACGACTTCATGGACGAGGAACTCGTCGAGGTCGGTCTCAACTTCCGCGGGAAGCGCCTGGCCGACGACGAGAGACTCGCCGACGGCAAGATCAACCCGAACCAGGTCGAGCGCCCGAACCTGCTCCGCCCCTCGAGCTTCCGTCCGCACATCGTCAAGCGGATGAACGAGAAGGACGGGATCACGCTCCAGAACGTCCAGGCGAGCAAAGACTCGCTGCTCGTCATCAAGACGGGCGGGCGCCTCGAGGTCGGGTTCGATCTCAACGCGATCGATTTGCATCACCAAACGTCATTCAGGGTAGCTGAGGTAAGCGCCGGATAGTGCTATACTATTCACGTGAAGACGTGCGCCACTTGCAAGCATGAGCGAGACGACAGTGAGTTCGTTTCGCACTGGCACGGTGGCGTCACGAAGGGGTGCCTTGGGTGCCGGTCGCGCGCACTGAAGTCGTTCCGCAAGAACAAGGCAGACCCGGGAGTAAGCCGGCGGGAGCGAGAGGCCAGAGAGGCTCTCTCGGCTCGCGGGCTTCGAAGCTGTAAGAAGTGCGGGACGACGAAGGCGCTCGGCGAGTTCTACTCGGACGCCCGCGGCAGACGTGGCGCGTGCAAGGAATGCATCGCCGACCACGCGCGAGCCAAGCCCGGAAACGCTCCGACATCGGAGCCACTCAACTGCTCGAAGTGCAAGGTCACCAAGCCGGCGACGGAGTTCTACAAGAACAAGAACTTCGCGAGCGGTCGGCGATCGTGGTGCCGCGGTTGCTGTAAGGAGCGCGGCCCCGTCAACTGGACGCGCTACTACGAGGCGAACAAGGAGATCCTTGCGGCGAACTACGCCAAGTGGGCCCGCGAGAATCCGCACAAGTCCAACGAGCGAGGGCGCAGGCGCCGAGCGATCGAGGGCGGCCCCGGCGTCACCGATCAAGAGTGGGCCGACACAATCGAGTACTTCGGCGGTCGCTGCGCCTACTGCCTAGCCGCCACCAAGCTCACGATGGAGCACGTCACGGCGGTAACCCGCGGCGGTACCCACGAGCCAAGCAACGCGGTCCCCGCGTGCCGCGCCTGCAACTCGAGCAAGCGCAACAACTCGCTTCTTTCCTGTCTCTCATCTCGGCGCCTCATTGGGCGACGGATGGGCAATCACTTTTCAGCGTAGGCGATAGGCGCCTTCGCAACCCAACGCGCGTCCCACGGGACGCAGGCGCAGAGGTACACCCTTGGCCGCTCAAACTGACTACGCACTAATTAAGCTGTTTTTGAACGGCGCTCCCGTGACCCAGATCACGAAGATCACGCGCATGCTCGACGCCCAGAATCAGCCGATCATGCTGATGAACGAGGGCCTCGGCGGCTGGTCCCCCGGCTCCGGGATCTCGAGCATCGAATGGGACTCGCCGATTCCGATCGGCGGGACCGAGTTCGATTACGAAGGCATGTGCCAGCGTACCGAGTACGTCGACATGCAGGTTTTCGTAGGCTCTCGCTCGGTCGCCTCGCGCGGCAAGATCCAGACGGCGCAGACCGAAGGCGCGTCCGGCTCACCGAGCAGCATCGCGGTCAAGTGGGAAGGCGCCTTCGAGCCGACCGAGTAGTTCGCACAATCTGAAAACCCCGCGCTTCCCATGGGAGAAGATGGCGCGCGGGAGCACGATCCGGAAGCCGTCCAGGCGCGCCGCCGCTACTCCCATGGCGGCAGGTCGACGCCTCGGACGGCTTTCGCCTTTTGTCAACATGGGAGTTCTTGAATGCCCGGCCCGCCCGAAGACGTTCCGCCCTCTGACCTGTTCCTGAAGCTCTCGGAATCGCGCCCTTCCGAGGTCGTGAACTTCCCGCGGAAGACGGGCGACGGGAAGCCGATCGGGACGACGAGGATTCAAGTCCTTCACGCTCGAGAGCACGTCCTCGCACGGAAGAGCGCCCTTCGGTATCTGACCGAGGTCGAGAAGCTGACGGCGACCGAGCTCGACACGCCAATGGGGCGCGCGCTCCTCGGGGACGCGACGGCGCACGAGCTCCTCGCTATCGCCTGCGTCACGGAGAAGGACCACGGCACGGACGGGAAGCCGTTCCACCCGCGGGTCTTTCGCGACGCCGCGAGCCTCGCCTCCGTGCTCTCCGCGAACGAGGTGGCCGTCCTCTTCCAGGCCTACCTGCTCGTCCAGGGCAAGTACGGCCCCTTCGAGCGGAGCATCCAAACCGAACAAGATCTCTCCGACTGGATCAAGCGCCTCGTGGAGGGCGCCGCGGAGTTCCCTTTACAGCAGCTCTCCTCGGATCAGTGGGCGGAGTCAGCGTTCTTGCTGGCGCAAAGAGCGTACACGCTATCCGCCATCCTGGAGTCCCTACTGCCGAGCTTGCCGCCTACTTTGAAGTCTCGCCTCGGGACCTACTCTTTGGGCACTGGCTTCTTTGGCGCGCGTGCTGCCGCTACGTCTCCGGATGGTACGGCGACATCTCCAAGTGATGCGCTCAAGATCGCCGACGTTGCGGTGACGGTCGAGGACGCGCGCGACATGGCGGCGGGTCTGAAGGCCGCCGAGGAAGCGGCGCTCGGCGTGCTGGACGAAGCGGAACGCGAGAACGACTAGACGCATGGCGCTGCTCACCTATGACTTCGCGGTCGTAAATCAGAACCTGCTCGCGTCGGTTCTGGCTTCGAACGAGCGGAAGATCGCGCAGCACAACGCGAGGATCGCCCGCGTAACCGGGGCGGGCTCAAGCTCGAGCGTCCGGTCCGTTACGGCAGCCCGTGGCTCCGGAGTCCGCGCGGCAGCGTCCGACAATGCGAAGCTAGCGGCCGCCGCCATGGCGCTCGATCGCCAGCGCTCAGCGGCGCTGACCAGTCTGCACCGCGCCGAGGAGCGTCAGCGGCTCGCGGCGGAGCGTAACGTCGCCCGCGAGGGAGCTCGTCTCGACCGGGAGCGGTCCGCGGCCTCCAAGGCGCTCGACCGGCAGCGGTCCGCTGCCCTATTGACCCAGAGCCGGGCCGTAGAGCGCTCGGCGAACTCCGCGGCAAGGCGGGAGCGTCTGGACCGGCGAGCGATTGCCGGGGCCGTCACGGGCCGCATTGGCCGATCCATGAGCAACACGCTCTCTGGCGTCGGCTCGATGGCCGTCGGCGCGCTCGGCATCGGCGGGACCATCGCCGCCGGCTCGGCCATCTCGACGCAGATCTCGGAGTCCGCCCGGGCAAGCCAGCTCGCCAACCAGGCGGGCAAACCGGAAATCAAGGGACAACTCCTCCGCGAGGCCCAGGGGACCAAGGGGTTCACGGGCATGGAGGCCCTCGAGGGCATGGGCTCGTTCGTCGACGTGACGGGCGATCTCGACGCGGCTCGAGCCGCACTCCCCGAGCTCGCCCAACTCTCGCTCGCTACCGGCGCCGCGCTGAACGACCTCGGCGCCGCCGCCGGCAACGCCTTCATCCCGCTCGCCGACAAGATCAAGGACCCCCAGGCGCGCATGAAAGCGCTCCTGACGACCATGCGAGCCATCGCGGGTCAGGGCTCCGTCGGCGCCGTCGAGGTGAAAGACCTGGCCGTCGAAATGGCGGGCCTCGCTGCGGCCACCAACAAGTTTACAGGCGATCCGGCGGCTCTGATCAAGAGCGTCGGCGCGATGGCCCAGGCGGCCCGCCAGCGAGGCGGCGCCGGCACCGCGGCCGAGGCCGTCACGAGCGTGTCCCGCTTCGTGGCCGACATCGCCGGGGACCCGAAGAAGTTCGAGAAGGCCGGCATCAAGATCGGCACGCGGGACAAGGCGGGTGCGCTGACCCAGCTCGATGACCCGCAGGAGATCATGGTCCGGATGCTTCGGCAAACGGGCGGAGACCTCGGCAAGGTCTCGGACCTCTTCGGCGTCTACGCGGAGCGCGCGGTGGCTGGCTTCTCGCCGCTTTACTCGCAGGCGGAAGCGGCCAACATGGCGCTCCCCGAGGACAAGCGGCAAGCCCGCGGCGCCGCGGGCGAGAAGGCCGTCCGGGACGAGTTCTCTCGGCTACTCGCCGCGGAGCTTTCCCCCGAGCAGCAGGCCAAGCGCGCGGCTTCCCGGCTCGAGGATCCCGACCTCCAATTCAAGGAGGCGATGAAGGCGTTCAACTCGGCGATCGGCTCAGAGCTTCTGCCGGTCCTGACGCGCCTGATCCCGGAGTTCACGAAGCTCCTGCCGTCGCTGACGCGGGCGGCCGAGCTTTTCGCGAGCTTCGTCGAGAGCGCGGCGAAAGACCCGCTCAGTGCGGTTTTCAAGCTGATCGCGGCGAAGATGCTTTTCGACCTCACGTCGGCCGGCATCGGCGCGGCCGTGCGGAACGGGCTCATGCGCATCATCTCGGGCGCTCAGATGCGCGTCCCCGGCGGCGCGGCTGGCGTGCCGGTTCCGGCTGGGCCTGGCGGTGGCGGGGGATTCCTCGGCAAGCCTTCGGCGGCCGGCGTCCTCGGCGCCGTCGGCATTGGCGCCATGATCGGCGCCCCAATCGCGGCGGCCATCACCGCGGAAGGCATCGGCGCGATCGACGCGGGCGAAGCGAGCATGGCCGAGTCGGGCGAGAAGCTGAACATGATTCGGGCGCTCGGCGGCAAATCGTCGATGGCCGAGTTCGGCGCAGCCCGCACGGCGATCGGCGAGCAGGAGGGCAAGGTCCACGAGCTCGGTAAGACCGACATGTTCGCGGACTTCATGGGCCTGTTCGGCGCCTCCAATCGTGACGTGGAGAAGAAGAGCCAAGAGTCGATGCTCGCCGAGATGCGCGCCTCCTTCGCGAAGGCCGTCGAGGCCGCGCAGAAGCAGAACGAAGCGTCCGCCGCGCTCGTTGCCGCCGCCGACAAGATCGGCGGAGCGAACCTCAACCGCGGCAATTCGCCGGCCCCTCCGGTTCCATGACAGACGTGTTGAGATTGCTCCCGCCCTTCGAATGGCGCGGCGCTCAGTACCCCGTCACCGCGCGCCGCGTGTTCTTCCGGCACGAGGGCGTCGAGCACGTCATCCAGTACCGGGACTTCGCGGCCATCGAGCAGATCGGCGCGCAGGGGCTGACGTTCTCCTACACGATCCCGACCCGCGAGGACATCGCGAAGGGGCCGTATAAGAACCTGTTTATCCAGGGCCTGCCTCGTCTGTTCCGCGACGCTCTGAACCGCGAAGCCGATGACATGCTCGACCCCGAGCTCGGCTTCTTCCGCTGCGTCCCCGTCATGTTCGACGAGACGACGGACGTTCAGAAGCGGGACGGCTCGGACGTTCAGCTCGAGTTCCGCTACTCGCCGCTCCAGGGCGACGACGACCCGGCGGCCCAGACGAATCTCGAGGGCGCGATCTCCGGTCTCGAAACGGACGCGGGAGCGCTCGACCAGGAAGTGGCGAAGGCCTCGTGGGAGCAAGAGCCCTCGCCCGAGCCGACCGTCGATCTCCTCCAGGGCGTCAACGGCCTGATCGCCGGCGGGCTCGCGAACATCGACAAGGCGACCGCGAAGGTGGACGACTTCATCTTCAAGCTCGAGATGATCAAGGCGTCCGTCGACCGGGCGCAGAACCCGCAAAACTGGCCGCTACGAGCGACGGCGCGACGCATGCGCGAATTCGCCATGCGGCACAGCCCCCGCGCTCGAGCCCGCAATAGGTCCGCCTGATGGCCCGCCCGATCCGCACGAAGGAGATCACGGTCCGCGCCGTCACGTCTCTCTCCGCGCTCGCCAAGTCCCTCCGCATGACCCTCACCGAGCTCATCGAGATGAACCCCGGGATCGCGCGGCTGCCTTACGTCAAGGCGGGAGCCGTGATCGTGGCCCGTGCCTGAGATCGAGCGGGGCCTACCGCTCTCGGTCAAGTTCGAGACGCTCGGCCGAGAGACGGACCAGATCGGGAGCTGGTTCATCGATTCCGAGTTCCTTACGAGCACGGACACTTTCCAGTTCGAGTACATCGAGACCGAGAAGCCCGAGCTTCTCTTCGATCTCGAGGCCCAGCCGGTCGAGCTCAGCGTCGGCGGGATCCCGCAGCTCGTCGGCCGAATCGACGAGACGGACATCGGCGGGAACGGCGCCGCGGTCACTTGCGACGGCCGGGACTACATCGCCGACATCCTCGAGTGCAATATCGATCCGCTCGTCACGATCACCGAGAAGATGACGCTTCAGGCGGCCATCAAACTCGTCTGCTCACCCTGCGGAATCAACGTAGTTCTGGGCGACGCCTCGGTCATGCGGAACGCCCGCTCGGGGCGGAATCCCCGGACCGGCAAGGCCCCGCCGGACTTTCTCTCTCTGAAGCTCCAAGACCTGAAGCCCGAGAGTAACCTCGGGATTTACGAGTTCTGCAACAAGCTCCTCGCTCGGCACGGTTGCACGATGCAGCCGACCTTGAAGCGGAACGAGGTCAATCTCGTCCAGCCGAACTACGACCAAGAGCCGCTCTATTCGGTCCGCCGGACGCGGGAGCAGAGCGGGAGCAATCGCCTGATTCGGGCGAACGCCCATCGTAGCTTCGCGAGGTTCCCGACCTACACGATCGTCCGGGGTCAGGGGACGGGCGAGGCGGCGAGCGAGAAGAGCCCGCAGAACACGTCTTCGCTCATCGACTCGGCGCTCCTCACGCCCGCGACGCAGAAGGTCTCCGTCAAGGGACGGGTCAAGCCCTCGCCGCACGGAGCCGACCCGGACGGGAAGCTCTACCGGCTCCTCTACATCCACGACAAGACGGCGCAGACGAAGACGCAAGTCGCCGCCGCCGCCTTCCGCGCGATTTACGAGCGGATGAAGGACACGCTCGTCTACTCGGCGACGCTACGCGGACACGAGGACCCGGACTCGGGCGCGATCTACACGATCGACACCGTGATTGACGTCGAGGACGAGATCGCGGGCGTCCAAGAGAAGCTCTGGATCCACAAGCGCCGGCTCGGGTTTGACCCGAAGGGCGGCGCGACAACGCAGATCGAATGCTGGCGGCTCGGGTCGCTTCAGCTGGGAGCGACCGGATGAGCAACGCAGAAATCGTACAACTCGGGGCCTCGTCCCTGAAAGACGGCGCCGCCCGCTGGCAGTGCTCGACGCCGGCCAACGACAGCGACGGGCTCGAGAGCTACGGCGAGATCCCGGTCTATCAGGGGCTCGGGCTCACCGCGCAACCGTGCTCGAAGGACGACAAGGGGTGCGCCGAGGGGCTCTTCCTCCCCGGCGTAGGCTCGAAGAAGGGCGTCCTCGTAGGCGGGCGCGATACCCGCAGCAAGATCGTCGGGAAGATGGATCCGGGCGACACGGTCGTCCACTCGACCGACGCCGAGGAGACCGCGCAGGTCCGCCTTCAGGGCAAGAAGAAGAGCGCCTCGATCGTCGTCAAGGGGGCGGACGGAAAGCACCTCATGGTGCTCGTCGATGGCAAGAACGGGAAGATCCAG